ATGGGCGGTATGGAAGATGATATGATGTCAGGATCTGACATGGGTGGTATGGAAGATGATATGATGTCAGAACCTGATATGGGTGATGAAGAAGTTTCATACCGACAAATTCAAAAATTAGTTGGTAAATTAGGTCAAAAGTTGAGAACTTTGGAATCGTCTGAACCATTGGATTCACAACAAATTAAATATGTTTTAAATTCAATTATTTCAGCATTGGATTTGTCAAAATTGGAAGAAGATGACAAAGACGATATCGTATCTAAGTTTGAATTTGAAGGTGTTGAAATGGGAGACGAGATGATGACTGAACCTGATATGGGTGATGATATGGGTATTGAAGAACCTACCGAACCTGTAGAGAATTATGGAATTGATAAAGTTTTAGATGAGTTATTCACCGAATCATCAGTTGATCAAGTACTATCAAGATACTTCAAAGAAGATAAAATTGACAAAGTATTGAAGAAAAATAAAATTATTCGTGAGAATTATGTCAAAAAATCAAAGTTCTCTGAAATTGATAGACTTTCTGAAACTTATGAACAAGAAATTGTTGCTAAGAAATTTGCGGAAGATAATCCTAAATATAAATTTATAGGAAAAACAAATAAAGGAAGTTTAGTATTTGAATCAGGTACTGAAAATTATAAAATAACAAATAAAGGTATAATTTCATGAGTCATTTAATCTACGTAAATGGACTTGGTTCTAATTACAAAGGTGATATGATGTATGAATTTATATTTAGTGAAACATATGATGTTTGGGGTGAAGGATGGGATGAGAGACCAGCAAATGGAACACCGTCACCACCCGACCTTCAAAACATAAAAAAAGTTGGAGTTCTGAAAAATACACAAGTTGACTTGGAGTTAGTTCAGAACTCTTTGTTTTTTAGTTTATCTGATGCAATGGAGGACATAATATGTTTGGCATATGAAACGGATGAATCTTGTGATGAGAATGTTCGTTTGGTTTTTAAGTTTGGAGAAGACGAGAAGTCGATAAAAGATAAATTATACGAAAGGGATTTAATCCTTGAGTTTGAAAAAGAAACGATGTATGGATAAAAAAATAATTAAGTTAATGAAAGAAGGTTTTTCATTTAAAACCTTAAATAACATGTCACAACGTAATTTGAATTTGTTATATGAAAAGATGACAAAAGAAGAAAACAAAGAATCAGTTACGATGGTAAAAGGAACTAACAAAACAGAGATAGATAACCTAAAGAGACAAGGGGTTACATTCCAAGTCTATGAGGCTGATGAGGAAGATTCTATGGATTTTGAAAAAGGTGAGAGGACTCAAGACCCAAAACAAGTTGGCCCATCAAGTGATGATGGTTTTGATAATTATGGTGACGGAATGCCCACTGAAAATGAGATGAAAGAAGGAAAGAAACAAGGTTTAAACCCTTACGCGATTTGTACTAAGACATTTGGTAACATTTTTGGTACACCTGAAAGAAGTAAATGGTCTGATAGTCAAATGAAAACATACGAAAAGTGTGTAGTTGCATTGAAGAGTGGTCCAAAAAAAGGTAAAAATATTAAGGAAAGTTTGGTAGAAAGTATTATCTTTGCTTTAGTTGATAAACATATTAAGCCTTCAATGACTAAAAAAGATTTTATGAATTACATTTTAGAACAAGATCCTGGTACTAAGGAAAAGGAAAGAGAAAAGACTAAGACTCCAAGTAAACCAAAGGATGATCCTAAAGATCCTTTTTCACCAAAACCTGGTATTAAACCAAGACCTAAGGCATCAGAACCTGGTACTAAGGAAAGAGAAAAGACTAAGACTCCTGTGAAACCTAAAGACAATCCTAATGATCCTTTTTCACCAAAACCAGGTATTAAACCAAGACCTAAGGCTAAGGGAGAAAATTCAGAATTACCTGATTTCTTATCTTATGAAAACATTTTTAAAAATAGAAAGTAATGGCAAAAAAGAAAATTTACGAAGACGCAATTGATTATGGTGACGATCCATCAAGAATGGATCCGGGAATTGAAAGAAAGTTTGCATCCGGTCAAACCCCCTTTTCAAAAAGTCCAGGATTTCCATCAGGTACCGAACAATCTTCTTTTGAAGAATTATTAGCATCTGAAAGATTTAAGGAAGTTGTTGAAAAAATCCAAAGATATTTAGGTAAACCATCTATAGGACCTAACGATTTGAACTCATTGATGAGTTCAGTATATGGTGCGGTAAATACCTTATCAAGTATTGAATCATCTAATAAAGCCGAGTTAGAAAGATTGGCTGAAAAAGTTGTTAGAGAAGAATTGGGTGTTACCGAAGATCAGGTTCAATATGATGCGAAATTAGTATCATTTGGATCAGTATCTAACGAAGGAATTCAAGGCGTAGGTGAAAAACCATCTGAAGAAGAAATACAACAACAATTTGGTGTAAACCCCGAACAAGCGGAACAAGATATTGAAGATTTAATGAGTGCGTTTGAACAGTATGATGCCGAAGTTGCAAAAAGACACTATATTAACGCGTTAATTCAAGGAGCGTCTAAGAAGGGTCACTATATGTTTGAATTATTAGCACCTGAATTAGATGCGATTGATCCTCGTTTGAGTAATTTATATGGTGTTTTAATGTCTATTTTAGATGCTACATATTGGATAATTCCTGATCAGATGATGGAAGCTGCATCTGCAGGTGGTGGCGGTGGTTCTATGGCGGGAACTGAAGAATATGATCCTGAAACAACACCCCCAACTGTTAAGGCAAGAGCTGCATTTTTTCCTGTATTGATTCATGAGATGATTAAAGGAACTTATGAATTGATGGGATCAAGAGGATTTACAGGTAGTGCTGAACAGGCAGAACTTGTAATGGGTGAAACTGATTCTTTGGTAAATGAAGCTTGGCAAATTCGCATTGGTCCTGTCTTATGGCAAAGATTGAAAGGTGCGTTTCCGATGGAAGTATATGAAGATAATTCAAAATGGATTCAAAACTACATCTTTAACAGATTTGTTCAATTAGAACCTGAAGAATTCTTCCGTGTTGCCAAATTGATTAATAGTAAAGATCCTGTTGGTAAACAGATTATTGAAAGAATGGTTAAGGAAATCAAAGAATATGTCTATAACAAGGAGCAAGGTGACGATGAGGATGATGATTATGGATATGATGACGAGGGACCAACACCTCCAGACTCAGATTTACCGAGTGATGATGAGTTTGATGATTTCTTAAAAAGTTTAGGAATTAGTAGGTCAGAAGACTAAAATATTTGAAAGGGGATTTTTAATCCCCTTTTTTAATATTTAT